ATCGGCAACGCCAATTTTGAAATTCAGCAGATTCCCTCTAGGGCACCATTCGTGACTGACCGCTGGAAGTCCTCAATGCCTGGGAGCTTCACCTTTACCTTTGCTCGCCAGTCTGGGCTGGTTCTGATTCCAGCTACGAGCTTCGCCATCACCGGGAACTATCTCCGGTTCACCCTGACCGGACAAGCCGCCATGGCGGCGGCCGATTACATCACGATTTATGCTACCATCGAAGGCAATCGCTTAAGGGAACTGATTAGCGACGTCCACTCGATCGGCCTCTTGGTCCGATCCAGCGTTGGGCCCTTAAAATTCGGGGTAGCCCTCCGAAACATAGGCGACGGAGGTAGTGCGCCTCAGCAGACATGGCGCTCGCTCTGCAAGCTCGCCACTATCTCGACGGCGAATGTTTGGACAGTTATCCAATTACCTAACCTGCCTTTCTTTGACTCAAGCACGACTTGGAATACGGCACCGGGTACTTACGGGTACGAGATTTTGATCACCCCTGACTGCGGCACCACGTACACGGCTCCGGCCAATGATAGTTGGCAGCAGGGCAATTTCTATGGCGCTGTTGGTCAAGATCATTTCGCGGCCATCGCTCCGGTTAACTCGACTTTCGATCTTGCCTTTGTCCAGCATGAGCCAGGGCCGCTCTGCACCCAGTTTATCGATTTGCCTTTTGGGCCTAACCTACGTTCTTGCCAGCGCTACCTCGCTAAATCTTGGGGTTACTCTAGCGCGACTCCAGCGGCTGATGGTAACTGGAGACACTTAGGTACCTTGGTTCCGAGCAGTACCACGGTGCGCTCTTTTGCCCCCTTTCCAGTCGAGATGGCCAAGGTGCCTACGGTGACAGTGTATGATAACGCTGGGAACGGTAACAGCATCTATGTCGATTATATCGGTCAGAGCCCTGTAAGTACTATAAATGTCCTAAAAACGGGAATCCAGAACATCATTTTGGCCAGCGCTTCAGCGCAAACGACGCCCGTCACAGTCTTGGGTAACTGGTTGGCGGATACGGGTTGGTAAAATATGAACAAGCTGCTTCTTAATACCCGTGGAGCCAAAGGTGTTAAAGGCCCAGTTGGGCCGATCGGACCAACCGGAAATCAGGGGCCGCAAGGAGCAACTGGAGCCACGGGCGCAACCGGCCCAGCTGGCCCTAACTCCGTCAGCACCGATTCGGGCAACACCGCAGTACTCGGTTCTGATAACTTAGCCTTTGTGCCGCAGCTTCCTCTGGCTAGTACCACCCAGAACGGACTGTTGCGCCAAGTCTCGGGAAAGACCGCTGACTTTGTCGATGGCACCAATCATAGCGGATCTCTGGCAACCGCGCTCCAACCAACCATTTGGAGCGTCCGGCTACGCTCCTTTAATGCGGTGGGCAACCCGAACATGGAATGTGACCAGCGGACGGTGGGAGTGGGTGCCAGCGGCTTCATTGGTTTGGCGTTAGACCGTTGGAAGGTCGAAGGAGCCGGTACGCATACGGTCACTCTAAAACAGACGACAGCCTCTCCGCCGGTACTGGTCCCGAACACGAACTATGCCATTACACGTAGCTTTGCCCGCTTAACACTGACGGCCCAGGAACCGACCCTGGCGGCTGGTGATTATATGTGGATTGTGCAGTACGTCGAGGGACCTCCTCTAAGGGAACTTATCAGCGACGTCCATTCGATCAGCGTGCTTGTCCGTTCGAGTGTAGCTGGGCTTAAATTTGGGCTAATCGTCCGAGGAGGACCTGGGAATCCGACTGCCTATTCACCTTCATTGGCTAAACTGTGCACGTTGGGAGCTGCCAATACCTTTAGCTTATTTCAGCTGCCAGCCCTACCGGTATGGCCGAGCGGTTTCCCGATTACTCCAGGGGTTACCGGTTACTGCCTTGGCATTAGTTTATCGACGGGTTCTACTTACACCGTTCCGGCTAACGATGTTTGGCAGACAGGCAATTTCGTCGGAGCCGCAGGCCAGAGCAGCTTTAGCGCATCCCCGGTTAATTCCACTTTCGACATCGCTTTTGTCCAGCATGAACCCGGCGCACTCTGCACTCAGTTAATCGATCTGCCCTTTGAAGACAATCTGCGGGCTTGCCAGCGCTACTTTGCCAAGTCTAACGCCTATGGCAACGCGAGTCCGACCAATGGCGAATGGCGCGGAATGGGCCAGTGGATTAATTCTGGTGCCGTTCGTTCAGCTGTTTGTTTCCCGGTCGAGATGGCCAAAGTGCCAGCAGTCACTATTTATGATAATGTCGGTACCGCCAACTCGATCTTTTCAGACGGGATTGGCGCTATCGCCGTCAGTGCAGTTGGTCAACTCAATTCAGCCGGTTTTGGCTCAATCTCAACTGCAGCTAATTCCTTAGCCACATGGTACCCGGTTCTAGGCCAATGGCGGGCCGATACCGGCTGGTAAAATATGCTTGAAAACACGAAAGTTTCGCAGTTCGAGGTAATTCATTTCACGGAGACGCTTGAGAACGGTAAGCAGCGCGAAATAGTCCTTTTGTACGCCTTGGCGGCTGGCGTTGTTTATGAACTCAATGGCGGCAAATGGCTGGCGCTACCAATCAACGAGTCCACCATTAGAACACTGGCTGATAAAAACTTATGAGTGCAGAACCTAATCAAATCCAAATTCAAGCGGCTAGTCTGCCGCCTTTCCCGACGTGGCCACCGCCCAGCGGCGGAGCGCCGGTTACCCAGCCCGAGCTGGGCCCCATCCTCAATCCCTACCCGTACGGCAAACCCCAGCCAGCCAATATCTCGACGGCTCAGCCCTCGCCGCCTAACCTCGCGACGTTCTTTCCTGACGAGATGCCGCCGCTTAACGGCCAGAACCAGCAACAGAGTCTTCCGGCATGGCCCTGGCCAGCCAAGATGACGACGTTGCCGGATAAAGCGTCACCTTCGATCAGCAAAATCCCTTAGGAGAATTTATGGCAGAAGTTCAAGCTACTGCACTCCCGCCTTTTCCGACATGGCCACCGCCTAGCGGGGGGGCTCCAATCACCAAATGGGAAGATGGACCTTTGCCTGGAAATCCCGCTCCGGGCCGGACATTTCCAGCGGGTGCGGCCTTGGGTATTCCCGGCACTGTGATTAATCCAACCACGATAGTTCGCACGATTGGAGGATTCTAAAAATGCAGACCCTACCCGATAAGTTCACCCCACCGCCGAGCTGGGGCAAGTATCCGCCCTTCAGTAATAACCAACCCAGCAACATCAATACAGCCCAGCCAGCGCCGCCCTGGGAGCTTGGGCCGGGCCCGGCTGATCCGAATATCTCGGCGGTCGGCGTTCAGGCCCCCACCGGTAACGGCTACGGGCCAGTTGGCCAGGGTACAATCGGTGTCGGGAACAAGGTTACAGTCCCGGCTGCAGGCGCGCCCGCCCAGGTCCGAGTGTACGTCGAGCCCGATGGCAATATCTACTTCCTTGATAACAACTCAGGCCTTGCTTACGCGATTGGAGCAGGGGCGCTCGTACCACAGCCAGCGGTCTATAACCCGACCAAATGAACGGTCCAAAAGTCGTCGAGCCATACTGCGGCCAGAATCAGCAACAAGTCATTGCGATCACGCGTCCCAGCCTCTACCAGCAGGAACCTGAAGAAGGCTGCTGGGCGATGTTGCCCTACGCGAGTTTGTATCCGCCGCCGACCCAGGGTCCTGGCGAGGCCTGGGTGCCGCCGCCGGTGAGCCAGACCGATATTTTCTTAGCTCAACAAACTTGGCCCTTATGAGCAGCGAAAACCGCCAGAGCGTTCTGTACCAGAGCCCGTACTCGGGCTGCGGAAAATTCACCGGTTGGGCGAAGGAACCCTGCCAGAAGGCACCGGGGATAGTCTGGCCAGCCCAGCGTAACGCCCCAGGAGCGCTTTTGTGCGTCGACCGATACCATAAGGTTCCCAGGGTGATTCCGCGTGTCCCTGGGCCCAAATGGGGACCTCCCCGGGCCACTCGAACCCTGATGACGGCGACCCAGGCCGGTCGTTTCACGGTTCGCGGCCCCAGCTCGGCGGGACCGTTCTCGGTTGCCACTATTGATGGAATTATTTGGGCTGGTGCTGAGAACTGGACTATCACCGGGGCCCGGCCCGGAACTGAGAGCCATGGCCTTACTTAAACAGCTTGGGCGACGTTATCGTAGATACTAGCCAGAAGCAGGGTAATGCTGGCGGCAAGTACCAATAGCTCTTGGTGCGAGGAGAGCAGCTTGAGCCAGCGCTCCAGATAGGGCTCGATCAAAAACAACGATCCAACATGACCGATGTACCGACCGCTGCGAAATCGCGGGATGGCGACCGAAAATACCCAGTGGTAAGTGCCGTCTGCGCGTCTGAGTCGATACGGATGGGCTTGGGCAGATCTCCCCTGCAAAGATTTTTCCCATGTCTGTAAAATCATTTCGCGATGCTCCGGATGCACGATAGCAATCCAGTCATGGCCAAGGAGCTGGTTCTTCGGTATACCGACAAACTCGGCCAGCTTGTCGTCCACTTCGGTGGTGAGACCGGCTGCGTCAGTTTGCCAACCCATAGGTTCGGCTTCGGAAATATGAACGAGTTCGACCGCCGATCTAACACCAAATTTTTTAAAGACCTTCGCTCGATGGCCTTTGACGCTTCGCAGGCTAAGCCCCAGCGCCTCGCCGATCTCTTTATTCATCATCCCTTGGATCAGGAGGTCGGCGACTTCCTGCTCGCGCTTGGTAAGTCTGCGAGAGGGGGGCATAGGGGGGGGTAGCCATTCTCGAGCACGTCACTGGAACACTGCTATGGGACCAAAGTGCAATGCTGCCAAGCTCTTTAGACGGGGCAGCATTTAGGATTATTGCGCTCCATTTTGCATGTCCCGCCACCATTCTTCCAGGGCCTCTCGTCTGAACTGCCACCGGGTACCTCTCCCGGCGCGAAACGCGCCGGGAATCCTTCTGTCCCTCAGCCAGATTCTTAATGTGGACTTCTTTACGCCGGATAGCTCTTGGAGCTGTGATAAGGTGATGATTTTCCTGTAATCGTTCGGGGTAAATAGGGGCTGATACTTCATGCTTCTTTGTTCCTTAGTGAAGAGGGAAATCTTAATAAAGTTAAAGGATTAATGTGAAATGCCGCTGGCGGGAGGGAGGGGGGGGCTCGGCTCAACGTATTAGAGGTTACATTTGGGCAACAATTGTAAGAAATATAATACCCGGAGCAATATGTACTAAGGGGCAATTTTCTCGCAAAATTGATTGCAGCAATGCCACTTACGTAGATTTTGAGATTGCATAATGCCATGATTTATCCGAATTCAGAAATCAGGCGGCTTTCTCTTCGGCGGCAGCTGCCACTACGGTGAACGTCGTTTGTGACTGTGGCCGCAGGTTGAACCATGCCAGACCGCTGCCGGTGGGCAGGAGTTGCGCGTAATTGCTCAAGAGCACTTTCTCGGAATTGCCCATCTGTTTGGCGATTGCGCCAGCGCCTTCGCGCGTATCATAGGACAGGGCGTAGGTAGCCCATGAATTCCTCAACCCATTCTCGATGAATTTGATCCCGGTGGCTTCGGTGAATTGCTTTTTCAAATCATCCAAGCTGTGATTGCCCAATGAGCAGATCCACTCGTTGGTTCTGGCAGGCAACAGCGGTAGCCATTCTCTGATTGCCTCGATCGCATAAGGCTTATCGAATGGACGAGAGCGCCAGCCTTTACCCACCTCTTTACGGACATTGATTCCCGGTGGGTTTGCATTAAAGCATAAGTCGGTCCAGCGCAGGGCATCGCGGTCCTTGACCCGGGAGACTTCACAGGAACGGAAACCACCGAAACCGGATAGAACCAGCCAGGGCAACAGGTCTTCGTATTTTCTAGTGATTTCGACCTCGCCTTTAGGGTCGGGCAAGCCCGCAGCGATCTGCAACATCCGCCGGAAATCTTCGATCAGATAATACTCGTTGTTGACGCCCCACTCGCCGACCGGCTCGATATCCTTCATTGGATTTTCGACTAGATAGTTGCGCTTCCGGGCCCAGCCAAAGAACAGGTTAACGGTCGAATAAATCGAACGGTGATGACCGGTCAGAGCGTCGAAATATTCCAGCAGCATCGACTCGGTAATGTCGGTCAACTGCCTACCGGCAAAAAAATTGGTCAAGCTCTTGAGTCTGGAATGGTCGTTTTTGAGAACTCTTTTGCATTTGATCTTGGGGTTACGCTTGCGCGATTCGTGGAAGGCGCTGACGACCTCTTCGATGGTGCCCTGGGTAACCTTGAGCCGGGTTGCGAACCAGTGGTCGATAGCTCGGTAAAGGGCGCTGACTTCACCCAGCTTTTGAGCGCCGTAGCGTGCGGCTGCGAGGAACTGGTCCTCTTCCTGCTCGCTTAAGACCGGCGCTGTGCCTTTGGCTCGTTCGGTGTCATTAAAGGCGCTGACGCCAAACCGTTTGACCTTCGCGCAAAATTCAGCGGCCAACTTTTCGGTCTTGAAATAATGGGGCCAGCGCTTGCCAGTGGGACTCCAGCGCTGAGGAACCATGACGCGCCAAGGTGCGGTTTTATTTTTCGGAAACTTGGAAGGATTCATTACTGTGCCTGATCTTCGATATCTACTTTATACACTTAACCGTGTCCATCTACTTTATCCACTTTGCGGCATGTGATAGCTATCACGCCTTTTTGGATGTATGATGGAAACGGACTAAAAGTGTTGCGCAAAGCACATATATTGTACCTTGCGCGGATTTGCTTGTGAATCCTTTATCTAAGCCGATTCGCGGCCATCCGGCCTGCTCAGAAACGCAATGAAGCGAAGAAGGCGAATACGAATGAATACACCCTGAAGGGGTGCACGTCTTCCGAGGGAAACCTTCCCTTTTTTCTTGATTTATCACACTCGCTATCACGTCTTTGCCGACTTATAAAGGAATCTAGTTGCAAGAAGTAGATAAACGATATAAAGGATAAATGCAACACGAAATGCACAAATATGCCAGTTAACCCCAAACAGAAGAAGCGGAGGTCGGGCCGGTTGCAGCCTAAGCCCGACCCCCAGCGTGATGAACAAATCAATCATCCCAGAGAAACCAAATTGTTTCCAGGAAGAAACGACATGATGGTCACATTAGTGGAGGTGGCTGAGGCAACTGAAATCTCAGCGACCCGACTCCGGGACTGGGCCAAAAAGGGGAGGATTCCTGGCGGCGTCCGGCCAGCGGCGCGCTGCCGGTGGGAATTCCAAAGGGAGAAAATTGAACAATGGTGGGCTAAGATGTTGGGCGCACCAAATCCGACTGATGCTTGATGAAAGTTGAAGATCTTGAGGGTAGCGAGAAGCTCGTCACTCGAGAAAACCTGAAAGCTGAGCTTGCAGGCCTGGAGTTGCGAATCACCCAACAGATCATCGCCAGCGAACGCGCACAGCGGGGCTGGATTATCGGCATCTATGCGATGGTTCTTGGCACCTACGCGTTAATCATCGCAGCGGTGTACGTCAACCATCTCTGGAGATGAGCTAAGCAATTGGCGCGCGGCTAGCCGTCCATCAGGAGTTTTGATTCCATGAAAAACGGCTGGCCGTGTTCCGTTCTTGGTAATAGCCGAGAGTTCCTCCAGCGAGCAGCCGTGCCGCTGCCAGTGCTGGAAAATCAGGTTCGAATCAACTGAGATCGAAATGAAGCGGTCGCGGAAAAAATAATCCCAGCCTTGGGTGCCAGCGCCGACGATCCATGTCGGATGCTTGTCGAAAAAGGTCGTCTCGAAGACCGCATTGCCATTCATGTGAAGTGAATCCGGCGCTTCTAGTTGGTGCCAGTGTCCAAAGGCTTCTTTGCCTATAGCGCTGACCCGGTCCCACTCCGCACTGAGTCGGTCGATCCAATCCCGGGCCAGCGGAATACAATCCGGCTCAAAAAGGAAAAATGCCGGGTTTTGGCAAAGGCCTTCCCGGCGCAGGATTGACATCTCGATAAAGGCACTGGCAGCCAGCATATTGCAACCGGCAGGCCAGCCGGTGTCATGATTGCGCGCGACCCGAGCTGAGCACCGGCCAAAATACCGACTCGCTAACTTCTCGAATTCCCGCCCTAACCAGAGCGGGCAATCTTTCCGATAGACCAGAAAAAACTCTGTCTCTTCTCTCCGCTTAGGCTCAGTCCAACAGATCAGCTGGATCAGCTCGATGGCAGCGTCCATGTCCAGGGGCGAACATTGAAGGCAAAGACTGATCATGCCGCTAAGAGATCATCCAGTTTAGCCTGCAGGCCTGGGCTCCAGTCGCCCCAGCTCCAATAGACCCGGAACGGCCAATGGGTCCCGCGCGGGTGATGTTTGAGGATGTAACGTTCCGGCTGGAACTTGGCCGCGTACAGGCCAAGAGCCTCATAATCACAGAAGTGCATCTCGTGATCCAAGAATCTCTTGTAGTCAAAAGGCACCTCCGAGCGCACCACATCAGCAAAGGGCAATCCTGTGATCTCCTCTATCCGCTGGCGCATGCCCCTGAAGGTATCGCGCAGGAAGACAAAGGGCGGCCCGATCATGTAGTCCCGATCGAGCGGGATTCCTAAGACTCGCTCGGTCGGAGGCCCCCACTTGGCCCGTCCGACTACCAGCGATTGATCGTTGGGGTCTTCGTCCCAGTCGCGATAACGGATCGTCGGAAAACCGTCCTCGATGAAATCCTCAACATAAGCCGGTTCCATGAGCATATGATCACTGTCTAAGAGCATGATTGGATCGCCCTTAACGTAAGTATCAGCCAGCGCCTTGCGCGACATAGCCCAATGGTAGCCGTCTGGCCAAATACGTTTTTCGAAGATGTAATGAACTGGCACGCGCCACTCGCTCACTACATCGCGGCAATTCTCTTCCAAGTGTACAGTGACATGGTAGGAACCGCGCAGGTGCTTAAACAGAAGCTGGAGCGAGTAAGCTAGCCAATGCAGATCGCGCCGGTAACTAACATAGAAAACTTCCAGATTCATTGTCGTGGGGTTGGCGTCGGTTGTATGATGTCTGGTTCCTTATCCTCGATCTGGCTGCTGTACATGTGCTGAATAGCATTCAGCTCGAGGTTCACATGAATGGGAATCATGACAGTGCAGCTGCCCAACAAGAGGAAGCCCAGATACACTGCCCATTTCATTTAGAGTCAGCTTGTCTTTAGGCCTCCGACCAATGGAATCACTACCAGGATGATCGCCACGAGTTGCGCGATGAAAAGCGCCACCCAGAATCCTCGGCTGATCGGTACGCCGAAGCTGGGGCCGATCGTAAGACAGATCAGACTGATCAGGATGATGAGTAAGATAATGATGCTCACTTTTAGCCTCCCTTATTTACGCGTCGCGCAGTTTGCGCTAAGACCGCTTGTCGCTTGGTTTTGGTGCTGTCGCTTCGAGTCGCCTTTTCCAACTTCCCTGCCGCGATCGGCTTCCCAGCTTTGGCCCCGAGTTTTTTGCGCAATTGGCCACGCGCGTTTTTGAACGCGTCTTGCATCCATTTTTCTTTCGCCACTTTCTTTTCCTTCTCTAATAGGCAGCTACCGGCGCGGTATGCTCCGGCATGAAGGCCACATTGCCGACGTGGCCACAGATCAGCTGGGTATCCAGCCAGATCGGAATTGAGCAGGCTTTCACCCGCTGGCAGAAAGCTTCGTCCTCACCCTCATCGCCCAGCGGCTGGAAAAAGCGCCAAGGCGCAATCTCAGCTACCGGCGCGAGATCGGGAAACCGGCGCTGGATTTCCAAGAACACTTCTCGATGCACCAGGGCGCAACCGAAACCGATCCAGTTAACATCGATAAGTCCGCGTGCAGTACCTTTACGGATATCGTTACAGAGAAGCTTATCCTCATGGCTCCGGGGCCGGATCTCTGGCTGGATGACCAACTGGCCGTGCCAGCGGCGCGAAGCATAGACGCCGCCCACGACCGCTTTATTGTGGCCAGTTAACCGTTCGAGCACATCGTAGCGGCAGGCTTCATCAGGCACAGTCTGGCTGCCCGTAATCCAGCGGTACCAATCGGGATTAGTAATCGGTGGCACGATGTCCGAATCCAGCCAGAGACTCCAGGCCGCGCCGCTCTGCAAAAAACGTTGCGCTAAAATATTGCGGCTGCGATGAACGACTGTGTCGGATTGAATATCGAATCCCAACTCGTACTTCTTGGCCAGATAGATCAGCGCCCACATGAAAGGCAAGGTCGGCTGGCCGAGTACCGGCGCACAGATTACTACGTTGGTCTTGCCCCGGTTGGGCAGGCTTTGCGTTCCATTGCCATTGTGCACGGCAAAGTGCGGCTCCAGCTGATCTGCTATGGTCTCGACCACCCCCGGACGTTTATTCAGAAATTTCAGCACCGCCTGCAGCGGAATCGTCGCTGGATTGCGGAACCAATTTTTGAGGGTAGAGGCCGAACGGTCATAGAACTTCTGGCACGTCTCGGAATCCTCACCGCCCAACTCGAACATGTGATCCAAAAGCAGCTGGGTGAGGTCGAGCTTCTTCTTCTTTTCCGGCTGCGGTTGTTCGATTGGCGGCTGCACCGTCCCGGTGGGCGTCTGAGCCGGGGTAGCCGTGAGTGGATTGGAAACGGTTGGAGTTACCCGATCTTGAGGCCGTTCGACAAAGGTGCCAATCGTTGTCCGGTTCGTCGGCTGCGGAGGCACCACCGCTACCTGAGGAGCTGGAGGACCGCCCTCCTGCTTGGGCGGTACGACCGCAATGGCCGGTTGGCCGCGCCCGACAATCTGCTGGATCATAGTCCCTTCGGGAACGGGTTGGCCCTTCGGGATCTGGCCCTGGCGCTCGGCTGGCGGCGAAATACCCATACCGGGCGCGTACAGCTCCGGCATTCCGCCCGTATCATTAGGAACCGGTTGGGCTCGGTTACCGTACCGGGCCTCAATCGCGGCAGCATCTGTAGTGATCATCGGTTAGTGTCTCCCCAGTCGTAGTTATCAAGGGCCTTTCTCACGTCGAGATCCTTGATGGATAGGCTTCCATTTTTCTTTTGTGTGCTACTGGCCGGTGGGGTACCGGACGTATGCGAAATCCGCCGCCGGGCACCGGCGATCTTATCCAGTTCACTCTTGTATTGGTCGCGCTCGGCCCTGAGGCTTTTGAGTTCTTCCTGGGCTTCGGAAAGCTGCATGTCCAAATACATCGCTCGAGTGGCTTGGACACTAGCTCGGACCCAGGCGCGCGGACCCTGGCTACTGATATCTTTCATTGTCTCAACGAAATGGTTGTTGAGCTTGGTGAAGCGTTCGTTATGAGCCACGATCGCACTACGTTCCTCAGCGGTCTTGGCAGCCTCGGGATCGCGCGGGAGGACCTCCCCGATGCGCTTTTCCTGTTCGCCGATCTCGCTCATGATCTCTTCCTGGACCCGTGCAGCGGTAGTATTGGTCTTCTCGGTAATCCAGTTCTCGAAAGAGCTTTTGTCTTGGGTTCGGCGATGGATTTCGGTGTCGCGCTCCCGCTGGGTCTTGATCAGATCGGTGACGCTATTTAAGAGCGCGGCTCGGTCCAGCTCATTGGGCACCTTGGCGATGACCGAGTTCAGCCACCAGTCTCTGGAAAGTTGGTCAGGCTGATAGTTTTGGGCGATGTGATTGGCCCAGGCGACGGCGGCTTCCTTATCGGGCAGCGACTGGATCGCCTCGTTTAAAATACCCTCAAACTTGGAGCGGACTGGCGCGTGATATTTTTGGATGAACTCTGGATCACTGACAAAATCGAATCTGCGCCGGATACTGGCCGCATGTTCGTAGTCGGCTTTTTGCTCCGGGGTCCACGAGTTTTTGCGCGCCTCAGCTAGCTCGGCATCGAGCTTGGCCGCTTTCTCGCGCTCGGCCTTCATTGCGACCCGATCCTTTAACCAGAGATTCTTGACGTTCTTGAAGTCATCGACCAGACGCGGGTGCGCGTCCGGCGGCAGCGTCATCCGATTGATCTCTTCGTCAGTGATCTCCTTAGGCTCAGGCGCTTTGGGTTCGATGGGCTGAACCGGTTTGGTCTCGACCGGTTCAGGCCTCGGTTCTTTGGTTTCTTTGGTTTCTTTGGTTTGCTGAGCTGGGCCTGCGGTAGGTTCACCTGGGGCCGCCGGTGCTGGCTCAACTGACTCAGTGCCGCTATCCTGTTCTTTCCAGAAGTCGGCAAACTCAGTGTTGAGATCACCCAGGCTTTTGCTATCAGCGCCGGTATCGACGGTGACAGTCTCGGGTACTTCGGTTGAAATTGGAGGTTGATCGGCCATAGCTAATCTCGCGTAGGATCGATCCCTTTGGTTGCAGCGCTATCGCGCACGCTCGTGTAGCGGGTTGCGGCTATCTCGCTAAAGAAGCTTTCATAGCCCGCCGCGAACGCGCCGGTGATCCCTGCCCGCTCGGTGTTGGAGAGATCGATCTTGGGTTTACGGGTTAACAGGACGTCCAGCCATTTCTGGCCCACTGGACTGTTGAGGAATTCGTTGATTGCAGCGGCTTCGCCGGGCTGCCATGCGATACCGGGTTTAGTCATCTATCCACCTCCACCTCCAGCCATTGCTCCGGCCATCTGGCCGTTCTGACCAAGCCCAGGCATACCCCCGCCGCCAGGGCCACCCATACCGGCAGCGTTACCGCCCATCGGCAGGCCCATGGGCCCAGAAGGACCAGCTCCGGGACCGCCGGGACCACCGCCGCCCATCGCCATACCAGCGATTCCGCCATTCTGCGCGGCCATCTGCTGCATCTGGGCGGCCTGCATCTCGGCCTGGGTAACTTTAGTGTTTAGCTCATTGTGCATCTTCTCCAAATCCTTGAGCTGAAGGATTTGAGGCTTGAGCTGGCGTTTATTAGCACCCTGCTGCATCATAGCCTGCAGGTGCGCTTCACAATGGGTCGTGCCCAGTTTGCAGGCCTGGAGCAAGTCTTTAGGCACCTGCACCGGCGGCATCTGCATGCCTATCTTGAGATGATCCGCAACAGCCGGGACAAGCGTTTGGAAATGCTGCATGTGCGGATCGCGTTGACTAACTTGCACACCGATTCCACCCAGCATGGTAGTCCACTCAAGTTGCTGAGCCCGCTGTGCCTCAATATCGCTGGTCTGACTGGGCTGAGGAACGAACAGTTCCTTGGTTGCCTTAAATCCGATGAGTCGGTTTCCGGCTTGTTCATCGAGTCGCGATTGATCAAAGTTAGGATTGTTTTTGGCCATCTGGTAAAACTGCAAAAACATCATGTCGTCATCCCGGCCAGCGTGACTAGTGAACTCCGTTGCGGGCTCGTGCGCTAGCATAATGATCTCCTGAATCGAAAGCCCGTCATCTAAGAGTTTGATAATAGTCTCAACACTGACCTGATCGGCTTGGCCAAAATCCGGGGCGCGCACAAAGGCTTTGTCGGTATCGCGATCGACCTCGTACATAGCATCGTAGAGGTCGCGATTGATCATGCTTTTACCACTGTCGGCGGCCTTAAGCCGCGCCTTACGTTGGTCCATGGCTGCGCGCAGGTTGGTCTTGGAATAGATGCGCCGTTGCATCGAGCTAACGCCTTTAGTGAACTGGACCCACCACCGGTTCATCATGCCTTGCTTGACCTCTTCCTCTTTAACGACATCGATCGATGACTGAGTAGCGGTCTGGATCTGTTGGCCGTTGTTGCTGATCTGCTGTTGGTCGGGAAGGAACGCTCCAGCAATAACCTCGGCGGTATTAAGAAGTTTCTGATCCAGGCCTAGCCAGTTGTTAATATCGACCCGGAACTGCTGGGCCATAACTGCGAAGCCCTCAGGAATGATCATGAAGGGCGATCTGATGTGAGGTTGCAGTCTTCCAATGATTGCTTCCTCGGCTTGGCCGACCAACATCCCGCTGATCCACATCGCGTCTACAAAAGCCATCCTGGTCTTTTCGAGGGCCAGCGAGATGTTATAAAGCAATCGCCCGATTCCCTTGGACCCGAAGAGCCGATTGTTTCCGGCCTGGAAACTGAAAAGCGTGATCACATCGTCCATGGCGACAGCAACCGCTTCTCCATAAAATAACTCATAGGGGTCCTCATCCATTTGTCTTGGCTCATCGCCGGTTGAATCAGAGGCTGGTCGGTGAGCTTGTGATCGACTCTTAGGTTGATTAGAGCGCTTCGAACCATTACGATTAACCCACCAGTGATCGACGGTGTTATCATAACACTTAACGAAAACGTGAGCGGTTTCGATCATTTTCGATGAGCGGTGAAAGCTGTAATACAGGTTGCCTTCTCGGACCATGTCCGACAGCTGGCGGGGGTTATAGACGAAGCTGTCGTACGGAGGAGCCGCTTTCTCGATGGCCGCCTTGATATTGGCGATATTATAACCGGCTTCCTCGGCGGCATCGGCGTCCTCGATGATGGCGACCGCCTCATGGATGTAGTAATTTGCCTTAACGCAAAACACCGGGACTTTCTCGGCCAACTGGGGAGTTTGTTCGTCAAAGAGAAGATCTTCTTGCCTGAAGGTTTGGGGTCGCCATTCGTATTCATCCATTTGAACGGCACCTGTGTAACCGTACAGGACGTTTTCGGTAGCGACCTGTTCGGTGTAATCGATCCACCCATTCCAGCTGCGAATCTGCTCGGTCGTCCGTTCGCGGAACTTTTGAGTTTTATTGGTGGCATCGACAAAGCTGTCGGGCAGCTGGCTGGCCGTGAGGTACTTCATGGCGTGTACAGCATCGGTGAGCCTCGGAGTGACTCGGTCGACGAAGGTAGCCAACACCAGGGTAGAAAAGTTCGCACGCCAGCCCTCGCTGTTGGAATCCAGTTTTTTTTGATCAAAGGGATTGCCGCCATTGTAAGCGTCGGCAATGAGTTTGTTACGGTTGGCCCGGGCCTGATTATCGCGCTCGAGCCGCTTAAAGACTTCAAAGGCTTGGTAAGCGGAAGCGATCGGTTTGTTGGTTACCTGGGTGGTTCCAGTTTCAAATTCCGGCGAGTTAAACCGGCCTAGCTGTTCGCCGCCAAAGCTGGCGGTCATGGAATCACTAGCCATTGTTTTGAGCTTTCCAACAGATTGGAGGAGGTTTCTGTTCGCTAGCTGAATGGGTGTCGGAAAGCCAGACCGCTACCTCATTAAGATGGCCGTAGATCCGGCAGGCTCCAAGGGAACGATCATAGGGAGTGTGCAAACTCCCTTTTGCATTCTGGGTGCGAACAAGGACGTTGTCATTACAAGGCCCGCAGGGTGTCTGCCAATGGACGTTCTGCGGGCACTGCGCACAAATCTGGGCCCGGTGGCTAGCTAGTGCAGGGTCTACTTTTTGGACGCTAAGATGGCCAATTCTAGCTAACCAGTCGGCAGCGCGGTCGATCGGACGCTGATAGTTGGTGATGCCAATTCCGACCCGGGCAGTGATAGCAGCACTGGTCGGGCTATCGGCGCAGTTCTGCCGGAAGTGTTTGCAGATGTAGCTTTTCAGATCGGCTCGGACAGCCTCGATCGTAGCACTGGCGGCTCCGCCACATAGCTCGAGGTGCCTGCGGCGGAAGTCGAGCATGTCGACTAACAGCTGCTCGAAAGAGTGTGAGGCGATCCTGACTGTCTGACCAGTGGAAAGAAGTTGCGGGTAATGCCAGGAGCCAGGAGGCACCACACTAGTGATGATGCCGAACTCAACTGCCACTTAGATTTTTTTCTTAGAGAACGCTGGGACGCTTTTTGCCGCCTGCCCGGAATGACTCTTAAACGCCGGGTGGCTCATCTTGCCTTTGGCACCGGTATGGCCAGAGGTACTCTTGGTCGGGTAAGTCGCTGCCATATGCGGGACTGCTTTACCTTTGCCTGCGCTGGTGGTCTTAACATGTTGGGTAAAACCACTGCGTTGGCCGCCCCCGCTGACAGTCGGCCCGGAAGAGGATTTTTTCGAAAATGCTGGAATTGATTGCATGAATGGCTTTTAAACAGGAGAGAACAGGGAACGCTTTCCAACTGGCTCTTATAGCCTGTCTCTCTCGCTCCGTAAACCTAAACAACGCCGACCAGTTAACAAAGCAAAGCTAGTTAACAAAACTAACGAAACTAACAAACCAAAGTTAGTTAACAATCCACACAGAAGATTAAATATATGCCACAGCTAGACGCCGTTATTGTGGGCAAGATTTACTCGCCCGATATCTGGGCTGGCCCCGGACCCATCCAACCTCCGACTGAGCCCCCGGTTGGGATCTGGCCCAGTCCAGGCCATCCAGCCCACCCCATCGCTCCGGGAGGCCCGCCGCCGGAGGTCTGGCCTGGACCGGGAGCGCCCAGTCATCCGATTGTTATCGTTCCACCGGACGCGATTGCGCCGGGGGTTCCGTCACATCCGATTTATCTGCCGGTTTATCCGAGCCATCCGATTGCTCCAGGGGGACCGCCGCCAGGGATCTGGCCTTCCCCCGGCCATCCGGCTCATCCGATTGCCCCTGGTGGAGCGCCTCCCGGAATCTGGCCCAGTCCCGGCCATCCGGCGCACCCGATAGTGATCCCGACTCCGCCGCCAACGGAGCCACCAGTTGATGGCGGAGCTAAACCACCGCCGCCCGAAGGCGGCTGGGGGTACCACCCGGATTATGGCTGGGGGTATTTCCCACCGCAAAGTGATAAGCCTCAGCCGGGGCCAGTGCCGCCGCCAGAGGTTAATCCGCTCAATCCGCATAGTTAATTCTCATGCTAGCGACAAGCGCACGAGTGTCGCCGGGTTGCTAACATGGCCCGAATAACCTGCGCAGGGAGCGACGCGAATTTCCATCCGGGCGCTCCCACATAATTATTCATGCGCAACGCTAGCATCACGGCATTATGCCGATGCGCAACGCTTGGATCGGTTCTTTACCACCAGTGGCTTGTGCCCAATGATCAGTGACCGGCTCCGTTCGAACTCGGCCCGGACTAACCGTTCCCGGTCAGGGTAGGGTAGCGCGAGGTATTCAGCTGGGTAGAGTTTCCTAACTCGGGTGCGCCATCTACCATTGATCCGAACCGAGAATGTGCCGCTCTCATGGAAGACTAATTTGTTTGCTTGCATGAGGGTAATATACCATTTCGCAAAATGGCAAATCGCCCGTAAAGCCCCTTTTCAAGCCGATCCCCAGAGGAGAGAAAAAATAATTTGACAGGGTTTTTAGATTTCGCTGCTGAAGTCGATCGTAGCCCATTTCTCACGAATACCGATATTGGAATCGGGCCTGGGTGCTTGCCGGTTACTACCCAGCATCGTCGCTTTTTCCGGCCCGTTGATAGCAGCGCCGTGCACCAGCATCACAAGCGCATCGGCGATGTCAGGCGACCAGCCCAAGCGTCTCTTAAACTCCTTCTTTGGCTCGAGCCGTATCCTGGGCTTGCCTGAGGGTCCTTTAGGCGCAGGCTGATACCGGCGGCCAGAAAGCTCTTTAAAGAGCTGCGCGGTCAATATCTGCGGATGAAAAGCCAAAAAACCGAACTCCAAGAATTTCCGCACCCGAGCGTACATCTCAGTGGTAATCCCATCATAGATTTCGACTGAGTAATCGTGATCATCAGCCAGGATCTTGTACGCACCCGCCTCTGCGCCCCACATAACTCCGCGCACCATCGGGCTCCACTGTTCGCACAATGCGTCATGCGCGCCGGTGCCCACCCCGGTACGGTCGCAAGTAGTCCAATCAGGATGGATCTGGAGCCCCTTGAGCCGGATCTCGATTGAACTAGCCAGCGCGATCGTTCGCTCTTTGGGCATCTCATAGTACTGATCGGCCTGGACACAGTACCGTGGCTTTTTCCACAAGACCGGCTGGCCTTTCAGGGGCTGAAACCCGATCGCGCGCCCGTACTTGCCGACGAATACGATGATCCGATCTCCGCCCTCGAAGGCTAGATCGATCCCGCTACAGCCGACTGTGCGTTGATCAAAAATGAACTGGCCGATCACGGCCTCTAGCAGGCTGTAGGGAATCAGCGTATTCTGCAGCGCGCTAAGTGGGTACATGGCGCGGCCAAAGGTCAGGTACTTCGGGCTTTGGCCGCCCAGCTCCAACGCGAACTTCTGATAGCCGTCCCATGTCAAGAAACCGGGAAAAATTAACTCCCGCTGGGCCACGTTCTCACACTCGATCCCATCCAGGCGCAACACGTTCCAGCGCTCAGCACTAACCCACTCCTTGTCAGTGTCCATGTTGAGCGTAGTCCAGCCATTGGTCGGTTCAGCCAGCTGGGCCAGTTTCGAGGTCACATCACGCGGGTTAGTAGCACAGGCCACCTTGACTGCTTCTGCGCCCCAGGCGCTCGCGAGCAAGTTGGAAACGCCTTCCCAAACCCCGACCGGGATTTCTTCGGCCTCGTCCAAGAGCGCCCGGACCCGCGACATCGCTCCGAACATCGGATGAGGTCGCGAGCGCGGGACCGGGTGAAACCCTTGCAAGACCCCTCGCCCGTCCTCGCCTTGGGGAATGGCAACTAGTGTGATCGCAGAGTGTCTATCCTTTGGGTTCAGGCCAACGAAACCGTCCATGCTTAAACCCGGCAGCGGAATGATTGCCGCCTGATACAGCCGCTGGAGCGTAGAAAAGGATTGGCTCTTAGCGTGGCCGCCGGTCGTACTGATAATTTTAATCTCTGTGTATTCAGGATCCCGGAGCCAGTCTAGGAGACAGTAACAGATCAACGTGTAGGTCTTCCCCATAGCGGCTGCGCCCAGCACGATCATGTTCTGGGTTGAGCGAACGAACTTGAGCAGCTGCTGGACTGCCTTCGGCCCGGCGTTAAAGAGCGCTGGGCCCCATAGCACCATCCCGGCCAGCGCATAACGCTCAGTGTCCAAGAGACGTTTAACCAGGGCCCAGATCCAGGTCTTGGCCTGATCAGGCACCTCGACACTGGGGTCGATCGCAGCGACTGCTTTGACTAGTTCTTCATCAGAGCACTCGCCGCAGCTGCGCCGGAATTTAGCTAGATCCATTCATGATTGTTGCCACATCTCGAGCGATCTGTAGATCCATAAAAATCGCTACAAGTAGTCCTCGTCGATCGAGCACATGATAAGTGGGTCGGGCGCTCCCATCTTGCCGTTGCCAGACTTCAAACTCGTGTGCTCTCCAGGGTAATCCGAGATCAGCCCGGCATCGACTGCTAGGCTCACTAACCGGCGCATCCCTATCACCATCGCTTCGCGCAGGTGATAGCGCCGATCGAGTGTGCCCTCTCCTACGTCGTAACATAGATCGACCTCCTCTAGACTGACATCGTTTCTTAAACACAAACGGATCTGGGAGGTTTCATCCAGGCGCTCGATCGAGAGCTTCAGGTTGCGGCAAAGGTAAGCTGCTTTCATCGGTCATTAAACTCATGGGTGTGACAGATCGCTTTCCATTGCTCGTCGCTGGTGACCGGCACCCCGAAGTACTTCCAGTTGCGTGCCACCAAGAACCGGTACAGGCGCAGGCCATAGGAGCCGGTCATCTTTTTTTCCTGGCAATAGGCCAGGAAAGCTTCTTTGGTCGGGGGCACCCAGCTGGGCGGTTCCGGCGGCTTGGGCCGGGTTGCTGCGCGCAATGCTTCTTTCTGGCTGGGGAAGAATCGGTTGATGGCCCAAGTGCGGATGGCTGAATGCCAGCTGATAATCTTATGGCCTCGCGCGTTCTTGAACCCGTTAGCCATCCAGGCGTGATAGATGTACTCGGCGTCACTATCCAGTAAACCAAGCTTTGCCACCTCAGCTTTAATGACCGATAGCGAGGGCATGCCAGCGGGTTTTTCTTCGAAAGAATCTTCCACGGCCTGCTGTACTGTCGGAATCCATAGTTGTCCGTAATTCTTTTTCTTCGACATAATCTCCTTTTGCTTGCTTCTGTTCTTAATCGTCTTTTTGTCGATAATCTCGCTTTTAGGCTTGACACCAAATTTTGAACCCCTACTCTTCGTTCCTGTAGCTTTCACAGTGGGGTTCTGGGGTCTTCTGCCCGGGAGGGCAGCGAGCCCGGCGGCGACTGAGCCTGCAGTAAGGGTTCCCCGGCGGGAGCCGGTTCTTCTTAAAAGCATGCTTAAGCATGCTTTTTCAAGGCAGCCGCAGCAGAAAAAACTGCACCAAAGCGATAGCCTCAGCGGCTGAGTAAACAACGTAGAGCCGCATCCCCTGCTCCTCGAGCTGGCGACCGAACTGTTCCTGAGCAGCCGATAGCTTGCTTTCGCAATCGCGCTTGAACTCGATCCAGAGCCCCACTCCGGCGACACCAACCCAGAAATCGGGCGTGCCTGGAGTCGCTTTACTTCGGGTATGAGTTGCATGCCAACTAAACGGGTAACCCTTCAAAAGACACCAGTTAGCAAACTGCTTCTGCTCATCGCGCTCGAGCCGGTCAGTCTTTGGCTGGGGGTGGTTGTCTAAGCTTGGCTGGATGCCGGGCCCGAACTCTCTTAGGTCTGCTGGCTGGAGCAGCTTGAGCAGATGCGGGTAATCTTTGAGTCGAATCGCCACTAGTTAAAACTGGCTTGGCTAGTTTGACGCGCAAGAGGCGGGCAGCCGCCAGACACAGCAGGCGGAAGACATCATCTAAGTCCCGCTGGGTGGGATCATCCTCGGGCCTAGGCAAAAAGATCGTCTCAGTGCGTTCGTCCGGGGGCCGGATCAGCTTAGGCACGGTGGAAATACCAATAAAACCTTGCTCGCCCTCGATAAACTCGGTCGGGCCGCGCTGGGCCTCGCCGCCATACAGTTTAAACGTCCAATCCGGGGCCGGGAAAAACTCGCAATCGATATGGCGGCCCAGATGTTTAGTGACCCAAAAGTGGAGTTCCCCGCTCCAGCGAGCATACACTTCGTAGAGTTCCTTCTCGGTCATACCATGCCTCGTACGGCCAGCTGCTGATGCATGTAAGCCCGCGCCTGTTCCTTGCTCAGGTCCCAGATATCAGCTACCCCAGCATCTGCCGCAGCGCCAAGAGCCCTGATTTCAGCAAGACCTTGAAAGCGCCTTCGGCCAATCGCCCGCATGATTTCCCGAGCGAGCCCTTCCGATTTGACGCTCTCCGGGTCGATCCCGGCTTTTGAGAGCACGAGCCTGGAAAACCGTGTGGGAGGGGCTGCTTCCCAAGCATAGACCGGCGTGTAGTTGAGCAGGCTGTGGTCGTGGAGCCCCGCTGCCAGGAGCGTTGCCGGGATTCGGCCTTCGCGAAATTTGGCGGTCGCTTCTAAGCGCCGCCGTATTGCCTCCTCTCGTTCGAGTTGAACTTGACGACGCAATTGACGCAACGAATAGCTGGGCCCAGCTCGCTTAGTCATCTGTACAGCTTCCTCCTGGCTGTTAGCCACAAGGAAGGAAGGCGTGCACAGATCGAAATCATTCGATAACCAAAGCGGATCGATGATGTAACTCATCGGCTTAGTGCTTGCCGCAATCGCGGCCCGGCGACTAGCACCGTCCTCGATGCCGTCAATGGTCCCGGGTAGAATCCGCGTCGACCGTCCGACTACTTGCTGGTACAAAACTTTGCTTCGGGTCGGGCGCAGGCACAGAGTCGCATCGCACGGGATCAGATCGACACCGGTATGGAGCAAGTTGGAATTGGATAGTAAGGCGATCCGGCCCTGGCGGAATGCTTCCAGCTTCTGATCGCGCTCCGGGTCTTCGCCATCGATATGGACAGCGTTGATACCCTCAGCTCGGCAGGCGGCAACGAATTTCTGGCTCGAGACTACCAGCGGTAGAAAAGCCAAGATCTTGCGAGAAGCATGCTTTTGAGCCAGTTCTTTAGCGATCTCGCGGAAGTAGGGCTCAATCGCGTCAGCGGCATCGTTAACATCGTAGTCCAGACCGCTGGTGGTATGCTTGACCCGGACCTGGGCCAAGCTGATCGCGGTCTTTAACTTATCAACATGATCGGGGTTAACAAGGTAACCGTCATCGACTAGGTCCAGCAGATCTTTCCGGTAAGCTTCGACCTCGAAGAGGTCAGCTAACTTCTTACCATCGCTGCGGAACGGAGTAGCCGTAATGCCGCAACGCTTGGCCGAGCTGAAGTGTTCGAAGATCCGTTTCCAACTCTGCGCCACGCTCATGTGACACTCGTCAGCGAAGATGTATTGGAAATGATCGCGCGGGAACCGCTCCAGGCGTTTCTTGCGGCTGAGGGTTTGGACACTGCCAATAACGACATCGGCTGAGAGCGGTGCGAACGATTCGCCCTTTTCTAAGGCCGGTACATAACCCAGCTGGTCGCGGAAAGCTTCCAGCGGCTGGGTACACAGTTCGTTACGGTTAGCTAAAAAGAGCACCCGGCCAGCGCTATTACCGATCGCTTTAGCCTTGGCAGTTGTGCCAGCCGCAATCAGGGTTTTGCCACCGCCGGTCGCAACCACCGTAATACAGTTCTGGCCTGCCTTCCAGGCAGCCAGAATCGCGTTAGCGGCTTCGCTTTGATAAGGTCGGAATTTTTTCATTTGCTTGCAATGGAGAACCTCGTCGATCCGCTTGAAAAAGCAATGGATTTTTCAAGTATTTTTCGGCTCTTTTTTCTTGGCTCGCGACTCGCGCCAGCGGGCTCTGGCAGCTTCCTTGGCCCCGGTTCGCGCCTTATTCTGGCCACCTTTACGGCCCAGGAGGGCTGCGCCCTCGCTCCTGAGCCATTCATCGGGCAAAATGTTGCCGCAGGCAGGACACCGGCTCATGGGCTTTGTACCTCTTGGACCTCGCCAACTGCGTCCAGGGTGACCTCGACCCCAGGCGCTGGTTGTAGGCTTTGCTCGAGTTCTTTCAGATCGACTCTAAATCCGCGCCGGGCGTGATCGCCGTTACCGACCTCCAGGCCGCTATGTTTCCAGAAACGTAAAACACCATAACCCTTGACCCGGACAATGACCTGACTATCGCGCCAGCCGACAACCTCGCCCTCGCGATCTTCTAACTGCATTTCGGTGCAGACGTAATCATACCAGTGGACACCGATCGCCAGCGGATGACCGATCTCAAGGCGTTGCCGTTTCATGCTGCTGCTGTTGCGAGGTGCTCCACCACCACCTTGATATCAGCCAGGGTAAAGCTCATCCGGCCACCTCGGGCCAGGGCCATCTCACGCACCTTGGTTAAGGTCGTGGCTTCATCGAGTCCGGCCATCTCAAACTGGATAGCTTTATCGACCTTCCAGCGCAGATCGTTAACATAATGAGCCAGCCGCTCAACCATCTCATCACCTTCCTCGGCCCATTTAATCAGCTCACGCTGGGTCATCGGCAGATTGCCGCTCTCGATAGCTTTACCGACCGCAGCGCCACAGAGCCGACTGATGCGTTCCAGTGCCGCTTCCCCGCTCTCATCATACCTGACCGCCCGTTCCGGCACCTTAGGCTGCGAGTCAATTGCCGTCATCTTTTTCGGTGTACCAGCGCCATCGGCTGACTCCATATCCAGCGCGGTTTGGACGCCTTTCGGGCTCAATACGTCCTGTCGCTCAGCCTGGGCCTCGATTATTTCCCGGGCTAGATCAACAGCCTTCTTAACTGCTGCTGCGGTGAGCGGCAACTCATGGACTTCCTCAGCTTTCAGGAGCCGTTGCCAGACCTCGGCCTGATGGTCAGCTCCAAGCCTGGAAAGCTCAGCTGCCTGGGTCTCGTTAGCTGGCATCGGCAGATTGGCCCGGCGCAGGACCTCAATGACCTCGGCGACCTCTAGGGTCCGGTTAACTGAGCGCAGATCAGCGCGCAAATGTTTAACCGCATATTCTTCAAAGCTGCCGCACCCACGTTCCTTATAAAGTTCATACTGCTGAATCCGGCGGAACTGTTTGGCCATATCACAGGTGGCCTCGAGCCCGCGCCGATACGCGCTCAAGATCTTTTGTTCGCATTCTTCCAGGGCCACTAACCGAGCCGCATCACCGTCAATTGCGAGTTCTTTCATAGGCCCTCCGGTTTCTCCATTTTGTGAAAAGCGATTGCCCGCTCGAAGGCCTCTGCATCAGCCCGCTGCAGATCAGTGGCATCGTCCCATTGTTCGCGGATCGCCGGTAACCATTGCCGCTCGATGATCGCCAGCTCGGTCGGCTGGAGGTCACCCATCTTGCGTTTATGGAAACGTGGATGGGTTACGCCCAGAACGATGTGCTCTTTCCAGGGCGGCGGCGCACCTTTGACCTCAGTCGAGGGATTGGACAACTCGGGCCCGTTCAAGCTCTCGAAGACCGGCGCTGGCGGCGGCGGGCTCAGTGGCTTTTCTGGGATCTTGTCCTGCTCCAGTGCCGGTTCAGCCATCTGTTCCGGGGTCGGCTTTGGTCCGACTGAGGGCTTCTCCTCGACTACCGCAAATCTGCCGCTAGCTTTGATCTCTTCTTCCCGTTGCCGGTTCTCGATAATCTTGCGTTCCTCGGGCGGAATCAGGCTAGTCTCAGTCTCCGAATCGGTAATATCGCTCTCGAGTTCTTCGCGGATGTAGACATTGGAAAGCTGGTCAGGGAACGCGCCCCGCAGCGCTTGAGCCTTGGCGCACTTGGCTAGCATATAGTCTCCCATCCGGGCCCAGAAATCGGTGATCTCCCACTGTTTAACTTCATTGTTCCATTGCTGGCCGACATAGGAACTCCAGCGGGCAATACCGACTTCGGGATGGCTCCGGTGCTTATGGTAGACGACGCACTTAGCCGCCTCCGGCGCTCCATCTTCGAGCCATTCGCCTTTCCAGGCCCCGTCTTTAGCTGACCAACTGATCTCGCAGCCGTCATAGTCGCGGGTTCGTTCGGCCAGGGCGCACAGGCCCATGATGCCGGTCACGGCTACTAAGGTCGGCACTTTCCTTGTCTGGCCGTGCTCATCTTTGACCTTGTTATAACGGCGCGTGGCATAGATCTGTTTGGTAAATGGGTCCAGCTTGGTGCGCTGACAAATGCGAATGAAGGTTTCCTGCTCGTCTTCCTTGAAAGCGGACAGCTGGGTTCGTTTCAGAAGCGCGCACTCTTCTTCAGATAGAAAGGGCGGCATCGGTGGTGGTTGTTGATAGTAGGATTGGATTTGGGGGTTTGCACTCATGGGTTCTTCAGGCCACCCGAGCGGCGGCTTTGACACTGACATTCAACTCGCGCGTGATCTCGATACCGGGCAGGTGCGGCTCACGAGTTTCATCGATATCTAACTGGGAGCGCACACTCGATTGACAGGCTCGCAGGTCCAGCTCCCAGCGAAGCAGATTAATGCAACCGGCATTAATACATTCACGCAGGTTAACCAGTTTAAATTTGTAGTGATGATCGACCCGGCCACCGGCCACGAGCCCGCGCTGGTCCTTCTCGGCTCCGACCATGGAAGCTTCCATCGCTAGCTCGCGGGCCAGCTCTTCCTGAGCGACCTGGGCCTCGTGCTTAGCGGCATCAGTCAGGGCCCGCTGGCGCGCAGCTTCGTCTACAGCAGCTCGGGCAACTTCTTCGGCCTTCTTCCGCGCGGCTTCGGCTTCCATAATTCGCTTCTGAGCGTCCGCTTCAATCCGCCGCTGTTCCTCCCTTCGGGCACGCTCAGAAGCCTCTCTAGCGGCCTCCAGGCGCGCTACGTAGCGGTTTAATAGCTCGAGCACGCGCCGGTGTTCAGCCCCGACTGGGCTGCCGACATCACTGGCCTGCGAATTGATCGCTTCACTGATAGCACTGAAGGGTAACTTGGCGCTCTTCTTGGCGGCCTCGATCTCGTTGATCATGCCTTTAAGCTCACCAGCGGCGCGCTTAGCTGCTTGGAAGCCCTGCTCATCTTCGACTTTTATGATCTGCCCGGTGCGCTCGACTAAGGCGACTGCCCGGGCCCGGTCTTCGGGATTAACGCGAACGATAACCTCGCTGACTGCCAGCGAGTCCTGGCCGTAGAACGGAACGATTTCCATAGCGATTTCAAGGGGTCGGAACTGATTGGCTTGCTAGTTTTTGGAAGGTCTCCCAGTAAGCTTCGGTTGCCTCTTCCAGCCGTTCGACGTCGGCAATGATGCCCTCACGCATCAGCGGGAAATAGTCGGTCAAATGGCTCCGGGCATATTTGCAGGTGCGCAAGAGCATCGTGTGCATCACTGCGGCGTGCCCGGCCCGGAAGTATTCACCGTGTAAGACCCGTCGCAGGGCCTGTCGCTCAAATTGAGCGCTACTAGCCCGGATCTGCTCAGCCAGCGGAATAGTGGCTTCTGAAAGTGGCGCAATCTCCGCTGGATCATGCTTATAGAAAACCGTTGCGTCGATGTTGGTAGAGGTAATCACAGCTTACCGGCCCTTCAATCTCGGGGAGGATAAACTGAGCCCAGCCGGATGCGCAACGCTAATCTTCGTAATCTTTTTTTTCTTCAAGCGCTACGTAATCTACTTCCTTCACTTTATGCGATATATCCACTTAATCGCGCCCAGCCTGGGTGTTGATGTATGCGCCGGTGGCAATGCGAGCAGGTAGCTAACCAGTCACTGATATCGTTGAGCCGGTTGCTCTCTCGGCCATCGCGGTGATGGACCTGACTGGACAGGTTCGAGCCGCAGACCTTGCAGATGGGGTTATCTAACAGAAACTGCCGCCGCAACCCGGCGTAGGTCTCATTTTGGGCCCGGCGTTTTTTGCTGATCCGGCGCAGCGGTGTTCGCTTCACTGTGGAGCGAATCGTAACAGCGAGAGTAGCTGGCCGCCAAGTGCATAGCGATTCCTAACGTATGGTAAGCGATCCGGTCGTGCAGGCCTCTAAAATCGGTTGGATCGTTGATGCCGGTTAGCTCGAACTCGACAACCTGGGGTGCGACTCGCAGCATGAAGCGCTTGATCAAAGGTAGCTGCCGAGCTTCGTCGCTATTCATAAAACTATTACCGGCACCGGCAACGCCTCCTCTAACGGGGCCCATAGATGGAGCCGGTAGGGAAAGTCCGAGATGCCCTTTTCATCTTTGGGTGCATGAAATTGGACGGCCCATTCGTCATCGCCGTAAAAGAGATCTTTGAGGCGGCACATGATATTCCAGCTGGGGGCAACTTTCTTTTGGGCGTTAGCGACCGAAAGATGTTTCCAACCCAGCTGGTCATTGAGCACGACGTACCACATCTCGCCCTCCAGCGGTACCACAAAATGGCCGTTCCAACCGTCAGCGTCAGTGGATGCTATTTTGGATGGGCGATCTGGGTTACTGGCCCGGATTCGCCAACGGTTGGCTCGACAGAGTTTTTCTAGACAGGTCACGCCGTAGCGGCTGCTTTGGCCTTGGGAGCGGCTTTTTTCTTGGCCGGTTTGGCTTTGGCTCGTGTATCAGCCAGGGTCAGTTTAACCAGCGTCTTTTCAAACGCGCGCTCTTCCTTGCTCATCTTAGCCAGCCGCCGCTTTTCGCGTTCCTCTGGGGTGAGGGCCGGACGGCCCAGCTTGCGTGTGATGTAACGCGAAGGCTCGCGCGGCTTGATCCTAGTGACCGGGTGTCGGTCCAAGTGCGCTTGCAATAGCTTTCCGAAATAAGGTGAGCCAGCGGCAGCGCGCAACGCTTCAACGGTATCGCGGCGCAGGAATATAGTGACCTGCACCTTGTCAGAGTCGGATTTCTTGGGCCCGGACCCAGGCCGAGCCCCACCCCATCCAGTAGCTTTATCTTTCGGTTTACCCATAAATTAATCACGATCAGTTTGGCTTGGGCCACCCGGCCTCCTGCGCCTTGCGCTTGGCATAGAGTAGCGCGCTCGAGTTACCACACGCTCTCCCGAGCCGCCAGCCACGATGCCGCCCGATGTAGTAAGCTAGGCCAGCTCCCAGTAACAGCCCTGCCAGGAAATCAATCATTGTTAGTTGTTACTTTGGCTCTCCAGATTCTGGGAGCGCAACTTAGTTAAATACTCGTCCATCATATTACCAAGTGCTTTTTCAGTCTCTTCGACCTTAGCCTCCGGCACCTCGCGGCACAACATCCCGCGCACGTAGATTGTGCCATTGAAGAAGGCTGCGCCCAGGGCCACTAAATGCTGAGCCTTCCCGAGGTCACGGAAGTAACCTTCCCATCGGTGCCAATGGGCTAGCGGGTCCTTTCGCATATCATCGAGCACGCTGGTGAGGAACTGTTGCGCCATCTCGCCGAAGCCTTCCTTTTCCAGCATGGCTTTGACCTCGTCGGGCTCTTGATAGACCTCAAAGCTGATTCCATCTGGCAACAGGTTATCGATCACGATGCGTTGCCGTTTCATTCTCATAAAGCATGCTTTTTCATAGCGCCATTTCCACATACTCGCTGGCGAGCCACTCGACTGTTTTGGACTCACCGCGAAACTGTTGGAGGAATTCTTTCAGGGACTCAGGCGTGCCGAACCATGTGCTCTCCAGCAGTCCGTCCAGCTCGGCTTTGCGCTCCGGGTCAGGCTCGGCCTCGCACAAGGCGAACACCGCTTTTTTCAGCTCCTCGATTTTTGGTTCAGAGAGCCGGTCGACGTCGTCCCATGCCGCCTGCCGGGCCTCTTCTTCAGTGTCAAACCGAACATCCGCCCCAATGTTAGGAGCGCCTAGTACCTGCCATTTGCCGCTCCGGGGCATCTGGTTCAGTTCAATCGAATAGCCTTCGTAGACAAATTGTTTTGGCCAGTTACTCATATAGTGAATTTAAAAGCATGCTTTTTTTGTTAGTGGTTGGGATACGGGTTAACTAAGGTGGCGCGCCGGACGATCGGCTCAGGGGTCGCCTCCGCCGCCACGAGGTCGCCCGGCGGCGCTGCGAAGCCCGCTGGGGTGCTTTTCGCCCAGGTCCAGACACCCCAGCCGAAGGCGGCGAACAGCAGGATCAGCTGGATAGGCTTAGGCAATTTGCAAAAGCCCCAGACCAGTCCTGCGACCATGCCGATCACGGCCAGGATAGCCATACCCCAGAGCCCGGCCTTGGCCAGCTGGTGACAGAATCGGTGAAGGGTCATATGCCGGTAGCTTTCTTTCTCCAAAGGTTGCGGTTGTAGACCTCTTCGGTCAGCGCCTTGCGTAGGCGTAAGACTTCGTTGATGGCCTCATCGTATTCTTGGACCAGCTTCTCGGAGCCTGCGGCCAAGGTCAGGTAGGCGTCGTGATAGCTGTGCTGGCTCGCGAGATCCTTGGCCACTTCCAGCCGGGTAGCGTATTCATCGATCGGGTCGACGTTGTCAGATTCAGTGCTCATAATTAACTCCATTCCGCTCAGCCAGTGACTGAGCAGAGGGAATCAATCTATTTACGTCCTCTTAAGATCGCCAGCGTGCCTTCGCTGGCTTGAAATGGCTGCTTGTGCCATTCCTTGCCGTCCTCCCGGTAGAGATGAACGGCGATGACTTTCTCGCCCAGCGGGTAGTTGTACCAGTCGCCTGGGTTGTAGTAGTTGAAGTTGCCGTGTGCTTGCCGGGCCGACTGATACAGATGGGTTGGCTCGCCTGCAGCGTTGATTCCCGTAGTGCGTGTCTGGGCGGGCGAACCAACCTCCAGCACCAGGGCAAAGAGATGCTTGCCCTTGAAGTTTTCGAGCCAACGTTCACCAATTTTTGAGCGATCGATTTTCATGGCTAACTGCGCAGTTCGACCTTATCGCAGTACTCGTTGATTGGGGCCAGGACCGGCTCCAGGCTCATGCCGTAGTCGCAGATGACATCGTAGCCGGAGTTGCCATAAACAAAGAAGACGAAGCTTTTGAGCGGTGCGCCGTCCTTAAATGCATCGGCTTTGCGGGTGATCAAATGCTCTTCATCGGTCGCGAACATTGCGCCGACGATCTGGCTGAAGTCGGTCGAGTAAGGGATCTCGTTCCGGTCACCGCCGTTGTTGACAGTGATCTCGTAGCCAGCGGCCAGGAGTGCGCGCACCACCTTGCGGGCGATGCGCTTTTCGAGTTGGATTCGTGTTTCTAGGTTCATACCCTATATATCGGCGATCCGACTTGAAACTTCAATGGAATTTTCAAGTATTTTGGATTCAAAAGTTTAGTTCAGGCCCGGCATTTCGCGCTGGGCGATTCGGATGACCGCATCGGTGAATTGCTGGTGGCTGGCCCCCTTGGGCAGAGTGACGAACACTTCGTCAAGGACGCTTTGGACGACGGCGCGCGGCGGTTTGTCACACTGCTCTCCGTAGATACTCTTGTAGTGCTCGGTGATGATGTCTCTAATCTCGCGATACAGCTTGCGCTCAAATCCCTGGAGATGCTTAGGTGTCGATTTTTTCATAGTTGCTTGCGTTGGGGTTGTGGGGCCCGGCGTTTTGCCGGGCCCAGGTGGAAGTTAGACGGCCATCTTGGTGGCGCATTCCGGGCCGATGCCCAGATCGATTGATTCAGGATGGGTAAGCGTACGGCCACAGCGGCCACAGTGCCCCTCGTGCCGGACGGCCAGCTCGGGGTGCAGCTCTTCGCTGAGCCAGAAGAAGCTGAAGGCCTTAAAGCTCGGGTTTTCAGCGAACCGGCGACTGGCCTTGGTCAGGCTGAAAACGCCGTCGCGAATCATGCCCAGGTAGACCCAATCGCCGCCATCGGCGCAGCCGTTTGCGAGCACCTTGACAAAGTAGGGCACCGCCTTGGTGTCGTCGGCGTCCTTAGGCGGTTGGATCTTGTAGGTGAAGTGCTGGCCGGTGCGCAGCGACTGGAGCGTGATGATAGCGTGACCGGCTAGCGCGAATGCCTTAGCGTCGGCCATGGTCGCGAATTTGTGATCGGTTGCTTGCATGTCTGGATTAGGCTTTCTGGCTAAGGATCAAGGCGAAGGTGGTGACGCGCCGTTCCGGGCCATTGTCGGCGTAGGCTTGCGCCAGCTCCAGGGTTTCGAATCCCAGAACAGGGTACCATTCGCCCGAGAAACTCCCCTTGTGCTCGACGCAGTAGACGGTCTTAGTGATTCCGGTGATATCGAAGGTCGCTAACTTTTGGGTTGCTTGCATACCAGATATATCGACCCATTCACTTGAAACTGCAAGTGAATTTTCAAGTATTTTTAAGCGTTGCGCATCGGCATTATGCCGTGATCCTAGCGTTGCGCATCGGCATTATGCCGAAAATAGCGTTGCGCATCCGATGCGTTTAAAGGGCTCTCGGTGAGAGGCTTAAATGCGTTACTGCGTTATGGGTGGCAGGCTCCAGACCCAGGCGCAGAAGATGATTAGCCCAATCATGACGAGCCAGAACAGCGCCTGGATGATGCCGACCAAACAACCCATCGGTGCCAGGGCAGCCGAGAGCTGGCTGGCAGCCACACGAGCAGCAGCATCCTTATCGTCCACGCTCTAGTTTTGCCACACGAGCAGCCAGTGCCGCCAGCTCTTTCTCTAAGCGTTCAATGCGCATATGGTCAGCTAGCCCACCACCGCTTCCTAGCCCACCACCGCCCATTTGAGGCTGCTCGTAATCCTGCTGGTAGTACTGGCCGCTAGGGTGGAAATGAAGCGCGCCGCCTTGTGATGCACCCAGGAAAACCGGGCAGTTGACGGCATGGTGCGGCGTGGGGCATAAACAGATCTGACAATGAGTGGGCAGCCCGGACATTTATGAGTGATGATCCACAACTGGATGCGATTGTCGAGGAACTACGAGCGACGGTTAAGCCCAAACGCAAAAGCCCAGCCAAGGTGCGGCCCAACGCTCAGGAGATCGCCACACGCACACAACTAGCTCCAGATGCGCCTGCGCCGCATACAACTGATATGATAGCCGACTGGGGCCAAGAGCCGACTACGCGAGCCGTAGAAGCCTGGAACGCCCGCCTGAGCGGCATGCCGATCATCGATGTGGCCCATCAGCTCGGGGTTTCAATTGAGCTAGCGAAATCCCTGTTGAGAGAAGTGCATCAGGCCATCTACGAGGATCTCAAAGCTAACGTTGACCTCAACCGCCAGCTGGACCTGGGCCGGATCGATTCGATTATCCAAGGCCATCTGCCAGCGGCCAAGGAAGGCGATGACAAGAGCGCTAATGTGGTCTTGCGCGCGCTCCAGCACCGGGCACAGTTGACCGGCCAAGTCGCGCCACCAGATCCATCACGCGGCCCGGGCCCGAACAATGTGCTGGTCTGGATTCAGCAACAGATGCCATCGATTAACCGGATCGTGGACAGTCTCCCGCTGGAGTAAGTGGCAATGAGCCTATCGAGTGTCTGGATCAATACCGGAGGAGCGGGCTTTGAGAACTTCCTGATCGATCCCGACAACTATCGCGATTGCACCAGTCACGCCGAGTTCAGCTGGCGGGTCATGACCGGCTGTTCACATGCTGGGTGGCTCGCAGCTCACGCCGGGATGTTTCGCCGGATCGCAGCCCGACTCGAGCTAGCGCTCCAGCCACCTAAACATCTGGCGCTGCCAGCTCCGCCCCAGCCACCCGACCCAACGATCGACCACTGGAGCCGACACTGGATCGAGCGCCAAACCGAGCGTGAACGACTCACCCGCGCCGCCCTGGCTTACCGAGCCGATTCTCTCGAGCCCAAGCGCCTCAGAAACGGCTGCGCTCGCGCCGCTTGTTTCTACGCAACCGACCATGACTACATCGAGGCCATGTTCGAGCTTTACAGCCAAGGCCGCGTGCGCCTGATCTAGGCAAACCTAACACTTTTTACGCCGGCGGATTTTTCTTAGCCCAGCCTAACGCAGGCTAGCGCAAAATATTTGAAAATTCACTTGAAGTTTCAAGTGGAATAGCCGATATATAAGGTATGCAAGCGATCGATCTTACTTACGATTTTTACCTGTTAGCTTTTTCTGGTGGCAAAGATTCCATTGCCAGTTTCCTGGCCCTGCTCCAGGCCGGTGTGCCGTTGAGTAAGATCGAGCTGCATCATCATGATGTCGATGGCCGCGAAGAGGGCGCTGGCTTCATGGACTGGCCGTCGACCCCAGCTTACTGCCGGAAGTTCGCGGACGCGTTCGGAGTCAAGATTTACTTCAGCTGGCGTGAAGGCGGGTTCTTGCGCGAGATGTTGCGTAACGATAGTCCCACGGCGCGCACGATCTTCGAGACGCCTGAAGGCACCAGAACCGCTGGCGGCAAGGGCCCGAAGAATACCCGGCTCCAGTTCCCGCAAGTTGGGGCCGATCTCTCGACCCGCTGGTGCTCAAGCTCGCTCAAGATCGATGTGATGCGCCGACTGGTCGCGAACCAGCCCCGCTTCAGTGGCAAGCGCACGCTGATCATCTCGGGCGAGCGCGCCCAGGAATCAACGGCTCGCGCCAAGTATGCGAGCTTCGAGTCCAATAAATCGCTTTCGACCCAGAGCCGCACCGTGGACAACTTGCGCCCGGTGCACGCCTGGACTGAAGCCCAGGTCTGGGACATCATCAAAGCGTTCAAGGTTAACCCAGCGCCAGCTTACCGCTTGGGCTGGGGCAGGCTTTCCTGTGCCTTGTGCATCTTCGGTGGCGCAGGCCAATGGGCCAGCGCTAAGCGCATCTTCCCAGACCGAGTCGAGCGCATCGCCGCCTTCGAGCGCCAGTTCGGTAAAACGATCGATCGCAATAAGATCGCAGTCGAGGACAAGGCTGCCAGCGGTATCCCTCACATCCAGACCGCTAACGCCGAGCTGGTAGCTGAGGCCAAGGATGCCAACTGGGATGGCCCGATCTTTGTCGAAGACTGGCAATTGCCAGCTGGGGCGTTCAGTGGCGAAGCCTGTGGGCCGGAGTAATCCCATTGAAGTTTCAAGTCGTTTAGCCGATATGCTCCCTCACAATGATAAGCGAAACCCGGAACGAGTTGATTGATAAAATCATCAAAGCTTACGAGCTTGAAACCGCCGATGTCGCTGATGCGGTGGAACTCTATTACGACGCGCAAGAGCTACGCATCATGCACGCCAACAAGGAGCGCACCGAATCGCCGCGTGAGCTGACCGAATGGTTTAGTAAGTGGCTCCTGCTGGGGGAGCGCGTTATCGCCGCGAAGCTCAAACAGTGGGTCGCAAGCAAGCGTAGTCCGGCGGAAGCAAAATGGGCTTATGACCAGATCGGGATCGGGCCGATTCTGGCTGCTGGGCTCGCTGCGCATATCGATCCAGTTAAAGCGGTTAGCCCTTCAGCGGTATGGAAATTTGCCGGGCTGGCTCCGGGCTTTGATCGTAAGACCAAGGGGGAAAAGCTTCCCTATAATTCCCGGCTAAAGGTTCTCTGTTGGAAAGTCGGCGAATCATTCGTCAAGGTCAGCGGCAAAGAAGGTGCCACCTATGGCAAGCTGTATGCCCAATTCAAGGCTGACGAGGTAAGCCGGAACGAGAACGGCTTGTACGTAGAGCAGGCTAAGCGCGAACTGGCCAACAAGAAATTTAAGACCGATAACGCCACCAAGAAACGGTTACTGGAAGGCAAGTTAAGTGATGCCCATTTGCATGCCAGAGCGAAACGGCGGGCGGTAAAAATCTTCCTGGTGCACTACTGGCAGAAGGGCCGCTCGGCCCAGGGTTTAGATGTACGCGGACCCTATGTAGAAACGGTCCTGGGCCATGACGGCATTATTGGGCCGCAAGACTCGTGAGCCAACAGACAAGAGTCAACCATCGATTAGGAGCGAGCCAATTATGTTGGAGTCCACCCATGTGACGCGAGCGAGCCACGACCCTCGAAGTTAACCATGCGAGAGGAGCGAGCCAAATACTTGGAGTCAACCAAGGTAAACTGAGCGAGCCCACTGAAGAGAGTCAACCACCCACCGCGAGCGAGCCAGCAAAAGAGAGTCAACCAAATAAAAGGAGCGAGCCACGCATCGGGAATCAACCGCGAGAAAGGAGCGAGCCATCAAAAAGGAGTCAACCATGTATCGCGAGCGGAGCCATTAATAGGGAGCAGCCACCATGACAGAAGAGCGAGCCCAGGTAAGCGAGAAACCCATGAAGATGGAGCGAGCCATCAACTAAGAATCACCCACGGAGCCAGGAGCGAGCCAGCTTGAACGAGTAACCCAAATTGGAAGAGCGAGCCACCCTCGAAGAGTAACCCCCCACACCAAGTGAGCGAGTCAGAAACCGTGAGTAACCCAAGAAGTTGTGAGCGAGCCAATAGGCAAGAGTCAACCATATTTAGAGAGCGAGCCACAATTGGTGGACACTGTCCAGGAACCGGTGTCCACTAATTCGCCGCTTGGCAAAGGGTAGCCTCTCGCGCTACTTTGAGCGCCATGAACCGGCGCAGCTTTTTCGCTCTCGCCGCCAGCGCCATCGCAGCGGCCTTCCTGCCCAAGCGCGCCCAAGCTGAGACGCACACGCTCAGTGTCACCGAGCTGCCCAGCTACAACCGCGACTGGCCCCATCACAGCCACCTCGTGTCCGATCCCGGCCACCAGCACTCGATCCGTGACTTTGCGCCGCTGGACCTTGGCCGAATGCGCGGCGAGCTGGGAAGCGACGGCCTCATGCATGCAGTGCCTGACACCAGCTACTGAATGAAGATCCGCCAATATCGGCCTGCGTTTTTCGAGGGCTTCGAGAACTACGAGGGCGAGGTCAACTCGGTAGCCGAGCTAGGGGCGCTCGAGTTCCTGCAAGGGATTCAGAGCGATCCAGACTTTCACCGCTTCAGTCTCGACCGATACTACTGGGCTCCCACAGGCTCTGAGCCAATCCATATGCTCATGGCTGAAACCCATGGAGGAAGCAAATGGTGGACCATGGCTAAGCTCCAGGGCAACGATCTTGAGCCGTTCAGCCAGCTGCCAGAATGGAACCCGAAACCAAACGCACGGCTATGAGGATGACCGTCATTCTGGCTAGCGGTTGGATCTGCGGCCTTGGGTTTCTGTTGGCCACACCGTGGCCCTACAAGGCTTTGGCGTTCATCCCAGCTTTCGCTTCCAGCTTCCTACTCGCCAGATTCTGGCCAAGCTAAAATAGTGAAGGGCCAGATCTACGTTTACGATCCGGCAACCGGCCGGATGAAGGAAAAGCCCAGCTCCCGTCCGCTGGTTGAGATGCTCGAAGTACCGCAATACACTTGCCCGCGCTGTGGCCGCACCAGCCACAACCCCAATGACGTGCGCGAAGGCTACTGTGGCGCTTGCCATCGGGTGTGCTCAAGCACTACCGAGGCTGGCACATCAACGAGGTGCGCAAGCGCGAATGGCGCAGCCAAATCCAGCGCATGCCACCGGGCGTGACACTCCGCAACCAATAGGCTAAGCTCGCAACCATGGCAGGTAAAGGCCAACCAGCTGTCTACCTCAAGTGTCTGCAATGCCGTAGGCCGGTTAAGCGCAACCGCGCTGAACTCAAACGCCGCGCTTCTACCTTTTGCTCTAAGCCCTGCTATCACCGCTTCATGCGCGAATACGCCGCCCACTGTCAGCGCGAATTCGCGCAGTTGAATCCCGAAGTTTACGCCGAGCTAGTCACCTCTGGCCTTCGTCACGCTGCGTAACGCAGTTCCTGAGACCGGGCCCATCGCTAGCTGCCTGCGCGTAACGCATCGCGCTAGCGTTGCGCATCGGCAGAATGCCGAGCCCAAGCGTTGCGCATGGCCATGACATGGCAACAAGTGCGCTTGATGTCATGTCAGTAAGGAGCCCGAGGGCGAAGCGTGATAGAAGGGTGCGCTAGAGCGTGATAGCGCGGGCCGCTCTCCTCGGGAGCGTACACCCTGCGAGGGTGCCAGCGCCCGCGTTACGCGGCCCGCGCCCGGCCTGGAGAGGGTCACCCTCCCAGCGTTACGCGGCATTACCTGGGGGGTATTGCCCGCTGCAAGAGGAGGTGGAAGCATTGGCCCACCCCCACAAGTGCTGGCCCCAAGATTCTGGAAGGGTGGTGGTACCGCAAATATTTATATCAACTTTATTATCAACGACTTACATCGGAAATCTTGTTTGACAATATGGGACAAGAGGGCTCTAAGTTCAATCGATGCACAGCAATGAAACGGATCGAAGAATCGACGAGCTAACGCAACGGGTGACGCATTTAGAGGAAGCGATAATCGGGCTGAGGTGGAAGGCGCTCTGTAAACGGCTGGATGCTGGGAGAGCGAACGGGAAGCGGGTAGCGGGCTATCTGGTAAGGATAAGTGAGGCGTTAGGGCGCGCTGAGGAGCATATGGGGAAGCCATTGGAGGACATCTGGGGCCAGACTGAAGGCGATGTTGAAGAGCTAGAGGGGGCGCTGCGTCAGCTCAAGTGGGCGTTGCTTCTGATGCGGCTATGAGTTTTCTGGGGTGGTGTTACCTATAACGCACGGCCACAGTATGGGCAGAGGCGATCGGCTTTATCGAGGTCGGCGCGGATAAGGAGTTTGAGATAATCGGAACGGGATAGCCTGAGGCTAGCGGCACGTTTATCCAAGGCTAGCTTCATGGAGACTGGCAAGGAAAAGCTGGCGGTGGTATAGGGGTCATCACGCATAGGGGTCTTTATAGCTGTCGAGGGTGGTGTTACCAATAACGTTATGAAGATATTGATGGTATCGGATAAAGACTGGGCGCTGGTAAAGCGGAAGGTGGAAGAGGAGCTGCATTGTGCTGGGGTAGATGTGATGTTAGCGCGGGCGTTTAGGCGCGAGAAGGGGGTAGGGTGGTATGGGGAAAAATGGAACCGGAAGCGGCACATAGAAGCGCTGCGGTTGAAGCGGATAATCAGCGGATGAATAGCGCTAGAGCTTATGAGCTACGTGATCTGGAGCGAGGAGCACGGGGCATGGTGGAGAGCTGGCGGGGCTGGCTACACGCGATCGCTTTTGGGTGCAGGGCGCTACAGTGAGACCGAAGCGCGCAGGATTGTGAAACGAGCTAACCGGTATGTGGCTGCGCCGAAGTTTCACGAGATGGCGATAGTCGATCCGCTCACCGAAATGGAAGTGGTAGAGTGAGGGGCTAGCGTAACGCGGATGGCACACCGGATCCAGTGGCACGATAGCGGCTTAGAGCCGAGGGAGAAGCCGGACCCGGCGTACCCGACCGGGATCGATCTGGATATCTCGGGTGGGAAGTTACCGGCGTGCGAGGTGAAGCTGCCGTACCCGGCGCGACGGATCGGGCACTACACCGTCCAGTGCGAGTTGTGCGGGATCAGGGTAGCGTGCACGACAGCTGGCAGAGCGGATGATCCGCGCACGATCAGGATCGGGTGCAAGCTGCAATGAGAGGAGCTAGAACGCGCTGGTACCACTCTGGGGCGAGAGCGGCCAGGACCTCGGGCCGGAGAGTAAACTCATTGCGCAACACACCGGTATAACGCCACTGGCGTTTGAGCCACTCCCGGTCCAGGCACAGGCCGAAGAACTGGTAATCTTCAGGGCCCCGAAGCGTGGGATCGATCACGCGCCCCTTCGGGTCCAGAGCCCAGGCGTGCTCGAATGGGAACGGCATCTGGGTGCCAAGAGCGTAGCCTTCGCAGTAACGCAAGGACTTCGATCTTAGGACCAGTCGCCGGGCAT